CTCAGCTCTATAACTCAGTCATGATTTTTGCATGGATCCTTATGGGTCTATATGTAATAGGTTTAATATGGTAAATTCGGACAAAAGAGACCAATTAGCGAAATATCTGCTAGATTGTCGATACAGAGAATGTAATTATTACCAAGCTGACAGATTCATTGCAGAGTCTTCGCTAGAATGGTTCATAGAAGGCCTTAAGAGGCGATTAGAGACTTGTTTAAATGCCGAGTCAGGGTTATGTGACATATGGTACTTAGAATCCCATTCAGAGTGTTTATTATTAATTAATCTAATATACGAATATAGTGGAGATCCACTCTATGACGTTAAATTTTAAAATGGGTTCTTCTACCGCCGACGCACTTTTCGCACTATACCGTTAAATTTATTCGGATATAGTCTTGTATATAGTTACTACTGGGTTGAAGTATATTTCTTCAACTTCTAGGTAATCTCTAAATGTGTAGTCAATATTGCTAACTAAAACAAAATAGCAGTCTTTCATTTTGTTACGATTAAAATTCATAAACTCATGCCATGCCGTAGCGCTAAATGGTCTAAATAGAAAAAATACAGTTGGTTCAATTTCTAAAACTGCTGTTCTAGCGTCGCTCACTTTCACTTTGACTGGCTTGCTTATTGCAATGTTTGTATTTTTTAGATTATCTTCAAGAATTTGACCTAAATCTGTATCTATTTCTATTGCAATATATTCTTTATAGATATCATTAGTTGCTAGGGTATGTAGAATTACTCTTCCTTTGCCCGCTCCAATATCAACAAATGTATAATTGCCAATGTTTGGATCTTCTTTAAGATATTCGTTAGCTAAATCAATCCAGGCCAATGCAGTGTTTCGATATCCTTCTGATTCTGGATAAAGATCACTATTGTCTATATACCAAGGTTTAAAGTCACCATAGGTTTTGTCTTTAGCTTCCGCAAGAGGGTGAGATGTTTCAACGTTGTATTTTTCGTCAAATTCATTAAATTTTAAACAGTCTTCTCTGTTTATTTTTTTTCTGTACTCAATATCTTCATTCATCGTTTTCTCCTCTTATAAGTCCAAACTTGGCAAGTATCTTTTTTACCTGTTTTTCAATTTTTCTTTCTATCTGTCCTTCATGTGAATCTGTTTTATAATGAGTGCTATTAAAGTATGGGCTGAACATAGATTGTTTAAAGTGGTCTCTTCCCATCAAAATTCAAATCCTATTTCTTCTGTATATCTAAAAACTTGATATCCTTCAGGAGATTCTTCTGGGTATTCTTCATCAGCCATTAATGGAATTTTATTGTATATTTTAGATGCACTTGCCTTAGCTTCATTTTCTAAGCTGACCTTAGCCCATTCTTCTGCACCATAAATTTTTTCATTTTCAAGCCATTCTGGAGATCCTTCGTACCAGCAAGAAAAAAATGTTCTTGCTAAATACTTGCTATTATCTGTAATGGGTCTTACTCCATGGAAGTATGGAGGACCAGATGGGAATACTGTAACGTCTCCCTTTTTAGGCTTATAGGTTATAAGCTTTTGAGATGCCTCATCAATGTAAGATATTTCTCCGCCCTCGTAATCATCGTTTAAGTATATTGTAAATGTTAATATCTGCTTGTACCCACGAGATTGGGATGTTTCTTCTTTAAGATCAGTGTGATAATACAAGGCGTATTGTTTATCAGCATCAGTTTTATTATACTTTAATAAATCTATTTCGCACAACTCAAGATTTTCAAAAGACTTTACATGCTCCCAAGTGCCAACTGTTGACCACATATTAAGATAGTCTTCTGATAAAGTTCTTACTAGTTTTATTAGTACTTGGTTAACATATTGCTGTTGCTCTATAAGAGAGCCATCTTTTTTCCCGTGCAACTCAGCGTTGGTTTTAATTTTTGAAAAAAGCCCATTGTTCCATCCGCTATTTTCTCCCCATGTACCCCAAGGTTCAATAATTAAACTTGGATCATCTAGGGACTCAGAATTTTTTATTATTTCAAATAAATTATCTACTTCTGTAAGAGCGTCACGGTATACCATGACTTTTGGCATAATTTCTTTTTTAGTATACAAAATTGTCTCTCCCGTCGCCGCACTTTACTTTATTGTAAAAATGCTTTTGATAGTTCTTCCCCAACAAGACCTGAATCTTTCATTTCTTTAAGTTTTTCTGGGGTGAATCTTGGATTGCCCTTTAAAGGAAGCATCCATTCTCTTATTCTTTCAGGACTCTTATCACCAATTTGAGCAATATATTCTGGGGATCCATAATTATAAAATGTTTCTGGGTTGTCTTCGGCTTTCAATACAAAGTTTGAAAAAGCGTATCTTACTCCAGATTCAACTTCTCTTACTCCGTGGCTATATGGTTCAAAAGCACTATGAAGAACAACGTCTCCCTTTTGAGGGTAGTATTCAAAAACTTCTGGTACTCTGTCTCCCTGCATAACAGTTCCGTCTGCGTTTATGTTCGGATAAAAAAGCGCTCCGCCAGTAAAGTCTCCAAGATATCCAACTAAACCAAAATCAATTGAGCAACAGGTTGTCCATACGTCATCTTGAGATAACATGTGATCGCATCCTTTGCCAGGACTATCGGAGTGAACAAACATTCCATTATCGCCAGGTCGGACAGCAAGTAAATTCTGTGAAGGGTGTATAACATATTCTGGCCCAAGTATTTCGCTAATAAATTCCCACAACTCATGAAGTCTTGTTGGGACTGGGGCCAACTTGTTTGCATACCAAGGAACTAAAGTGTCTTCGTATTTAAATTCTGATTTATCGTGTTCTGCAAGCTCTTTCTCAATGTCAGCAATTATATCTGCTGGAAGAATATTCTTAAATAAAAATATTCCGCTATTTGTTCCGTATTCATCTACGTGAGAAGATAAAACTATACAATCTGGTCTGTCATAAAACATTTGAATCCCCCTTGGATTTATATATTGCTATAATTATAGCACGGCCCTAAATCCAAGGCCCTAATTTTGAAGGGTACCAAATGAAGTATAACAGGTTTTTTAATTTGCATATCCCCAAAACTGGTGGAACCTATTTTAGAGAAAATATACTAAAACCAATGGAGCCATATTTAAATCAAAACGGAATAGCAACAGACACTAGAGGTGAGGGCGGAGAAGGAACTTTTGCACGTACAAATACATTCCACTGGTGCTGGTACGAGCCATATGTACAAGACGGCTCTTATATATTTACATCTTTTAGAGACCCAGCAGAAAGACTAGTAAGCAATTATGCATGGAAGGCACTTAGGGCGATATCATATGGTTTATCTCCATATAAAGAAGAAGATATAACTGTAGAAAATTTTTACAAATGGCTAGATAAGCACAGAGACGTTTATACTGACTTTCAATCAAAAAACCTAGTCTATTACAACCCAGACGATTCAATTTATGTAGAAGCAGTTCATAAAGGCTGGGAAAAAGATGATATCCCAAGAATTAATTCATTCTTATATAATAAAGATTTTGCAGATTACCCTTTAAATAAAGAAGAAGTTTTTTCAAATATTAAAAGAGTAAATCTATTTGTAAAAGACACAACACTTTTAAAAGAAGACCAGCAGATAAAATTAAGAGATAAGATTATAAATGATCTTGGTTTACCACCGACAAATATATTAATAACTAATAAAGTTTATGGAAATTATAATCCAATATCAAAAGAGCTTTTTAAAAAATTTACAGAAAAACAAATAGAAGAAATCTATCAGTCAAACCCTCTGGACTCAGAGATATGGTTTACAAGTAATTTATTTTACAAGGAATAGTCAAAACCCAGTCAGAGGCGGATCCGACTGGGTAGTGACGTGTCTTAAAGACACTACTGGGAGTAGTTATACTCTACCAGATTTAAAGTATAAAATACTTTAAATTATAAGTCAATCGTTTTTGATATAATTTTCTTCAACTAGTGCATCATATACCGACTCTAGCATCCAAAATATTGTTCCGTTCATTTCCTTCATTTGCGCTGCCACTTCAATTTCTGACAATCCGCTTTGTGCTGCTAAATAGGCATTTTTTTCTTGAAATACGTTTGTCATTAAACGCACAGTAATATTTTTTTGACTAAAGCTCATTTTCTTCTCCTGGAGTAAAAGCTGGGGCAGGCCCCAATAAATATCCTTGCTCGTGATAAGCAATCATCCTGCTAACTTCTTCTTGACCCACAGATCCTTTTGCTATTAGGCTAAGCATGTCATATATTCTATGAAGCATGATGTAATTTACCATTGGCAAATTATCTTCTAAATCATTTGAAGTTTGATTATTCAGGTCTTCCTGCATCTTCCCACCAAATTTCTCTACCCATTGCGTCTGTCACTTGAATTGGAGCAGACTCAGTTTCTAATTTACAAATACATTCTTCTTTACACATTTTTATCCACCTGAGCAACTATATTCTGATAAGTTGCTAGCCCTAATGCTTTTTTATACTCACAAGATAGGCAATATAAGTATACCTCATCTGAAATAGTCTGATTACAGAAAAGAATGGATTGGTCTACTGGGCATAAAAGCTTTTCAACCAATCCTTCTTCTGACATGGAGATGTAGGTTGATACGTATTGTATCCTCATCCCATCTCCTTTACTTTGTCGGAAATTTTAATAAAAATTCCTTAGCTCTTGGGGTCATCCCCTTCCAAGCTGACCAATCAATACCGCCATTGGTCATATAGTACGTTATCTCTGCGTTTGTTACTGGGTCGAATAACTCTTTGTTACTCTGTAGATCAAATTTCTCAAGTCTTGTAGGACCAAGATTTCCAATCATATTTATTTGAAATAGTCCGTAAGAACTATCCCCTGTATTCTTATTCCCGTTATATGCAAGCGGTCTTCCATTAGATTCACGCTTTGCTATGGACCAAGCTTGTTTAAGGCCTACTCCTTCGAATCCTACAGTCTCAAGTAATACTTTTAACTCTTCGTCTGTAAGCATTTCAGATGGCTTGTAAATTTCTTTACTAAAGCTGTCTAAAACTTCTTGCTTTAATTGGGCTTCAGTTTTCACTAAAGGTGCTACTACAGTTAAAGCGTTTGCTGAGTTACCAAACAAAAATAACACTGTTACTGCTATTATTGTCCAGTCACGAACTAAATCGCTAAACTGTTGCTTTATATTCTCCATTGGCATTTCCTCCTATAGAGATAACGAACTCTAAGAGTATCATTAAATACAAAGATCTGTCAAGTTGGTTGACCAAAACACTATCTCACATAATGATATTTTTAAAAATATTTTTAACCCCTAGACCATTAAATAAAAGTTTGATACACTAGGACTTCACTTAAAATTAGCACCGCAAGGCGGAGAAAAGGTCGTATAGTAAATGTCAAAAACTATTGAAAATCCTTATGAAAACTTTATTGCTTTATCTAGATATGCAAAATGGGTAGAAGCAGAAGGACGTAGAGAAACTTGGGGAGAAACAGTAGATAGATATTTTACATTTATGACTAATCATTTAAAGACAAACCACAATTATATTCCAAATGAAAAGCTTGTTGCGGAATTAAAAGAGTTTGTTTTTGAACGAAATGTAATGCCATCTATGAGATCTGTAATGACTTCAGGTGCTGCTTTAGAAAGAGATAATGTTGCTGGATACAACTGTGCTTTTCTTCCAGTTGATTCCCCTCGTTCATTTGATGAAACAATGTATGTGCTTATGTGTGGAACTGGTGTGGGATTTTCAGTTGAATACAAGTACATCAATAAGCTCCCCTCAGTACCAGAAAAACTTGAAAAATCAGATACTGTAATTGTTGTTGAAGATTCAAAACAAGGTTGGGCTAAAGCTTACCGTGAGTTACTTGCATTACTATGGACAGGAAATGTCCCAGCGATTGATGTTTCTAAAGTTAGGCCCGCTGGAGCAAGACTTAAGACAATGGGTGGAAGATCTTCTGGACCACAACCACTTATAAATCTTTTTGATTTTACAATTGCAAAATTTAAAAATGCAGCAGGCAGAAATCTTAAGCCAATCGAATGCCACGACATAATGTGTAAAATTGGTGAAGTTGTTGTTGTCGGTGGAGTTAGACGTTCAGCAATGATTTCTCTTTCTAATATCAACGATATTGAAATGGCTCAAGCCAAGTCAGGAAACTGGTGGGAGTTAAGTCCACAACGTGCATTGTCAAATAACTCTGTTGCATATTCACGCAAACCAGAGATGGAGCAATTTATTGCAGAATGGAAATCTCTTTATGATTCAAAGTCGGGGGAACGAGGTATATACAATGTGGCCGCAGCTCAAGCCCAAGCAGCCAAGTTTGGAAGAAGAGATCCAGATATACACTATGGAACTAACCCGTGCTCAGAAATTATTTTACGTCCTTATCAGTTTTGTAACCTTTCAGAAGTCGTATTACGTGAAAATGATACAAAGAAAGATATTGAACGTAAGGTTGAGCTTGCTACAATTCTTGGCACTTGGCAATCAACGCTAACAGACTTTAAGTATCTTCGCAAAATATGGAAAGACAACACGGAAGAAGAGAGACTTCTTGGGGTTTCTCTTACAGGGCAGTTTGGCCATAAGTTTATGTCTGGCAAAGAAGATCTAGTAATGCTTGAGTCATTCTTAATGACAATGCGTGAAAGAGCAAGAGAAGTTAATAAAGAAGAGGCTGGAAAAATTGGGATTCCTGAGTCTGCCGCTATTACTTGCGTAAAGCCTTCTGGAACAGTATCTCAATTGGTCGGGGTATCTTCAGGAATGCATCCTTGGCATTCACCATATTATATTCGTACAGTAAGAGGCTCTAAAGGAGATCCAATTTCTACATTTTTAAAAGAAGTTGGTATTCCCGTTGAGGATGATGTCATGAAGCCTAATGACACATATGTATTTTCATTTCCAGTAAAAGCACCAGAAGGCGCAATTGTCAGAAATGATTTAACAGCCATTCAACACTTAGACATTTGGCTAGTTTATCAACGTGCATGGTGTGAGCATAAGCCATCTATTACTGTTTCTGTCAAAGAAGAAGAGTGGATGGAAGTTGGTGCCTGGGTATACAAGAATTTTGATGAGGTTTCTGGAATTTCATTCCTGCCCCACTCAGAACACACGTACAAGCAAGCTCCATATCAAGAAGTATCTAAAGAAGAATATGAGGCGCTTGTTCAAAAAATGCCTAAAAATATTCGATGGGAAGACCTATCATTTTATGAAACAGAAGATGGAACATCACCTTCTGCCACCCTTGCCTGTAGCTCAGACGGTAATTGCGAGCTTGTAGATATTTCAGCATAGTGGTAGAATTATAGTATTCGGCCAAGGCCGAAAATTCCAAGGGCAAATTGCCCACAAGGAGATAATAAAATGGCTAAATTTGCAAAAGCAGATTTAAATAAAGATGGGAAAGTAACTATGCAAGAACAGATCCTAGCAGCACTGGCAAGCTACGGAAGAGCATTTCTTTCAGCAGCGCTAGCCTTATATATGACAGGCAATACAAATCCTAGAGATTTATTGCTTGGCGGAGTAGCAGCAGTAGCACCCGTAATTTTAAAGGCATTAAATCCAAATGATAAGAGTTTTGGATTTGTTAACAAAGCCTAACTTATAGTCAATTAGGAAGTCCCTTGTGCTAAAATTGGCATAAGGGCTTTTCTAATTTAGGGGTAAATGTGGCAGCGCAAAAAAATTTTGAAGTAGACCAAAATACAACTTTTACATTTGAAGTACAGTATTTGGATGAAGCACAAACCCCAATTCAATTAAATTTCCACACAGCAAAGCTACAAGTTAGAGACACCCAGGGTGGCAAAAAATTAGCATTTACACTAACAGAGCAAGATGGAATACAGATTAGCCCAACAGAAGGAAAACTAAAGATTTCTATTTCTGCTGACAGAACAAACAAAATGTTCTATCCAAAATCTGCATACGACCTAGTTATAGTTGACCCAAGCGTTAATAAGACAAGATTATTAGAAGGCTACATGACCCTAAATAGGTCGGTAACAGTATAATGGCAACACGTTTAATAGTAACCGAAAATAATCCTTTAGTAGTTGTAAGATCTACTGGTGCGCCAGGGCGCACAATTATAAGCGGAGCAGGAAATCCAAACAATGCTCTTGGAGTTCCTGGAGATTTTTATTTTGATACAAATACAACAAGATTCTGGGGTCCAAAAGACACACAGACAAATACGTGGAATATAGCAAAAAGTTTCATTTTGGATAAGCAGATATCACTGACTCATTCTTGGGAACTAGCACAGATAGTTGGACCAGTAAATGGAATTTACTCGTTGCCAATAACACATAACCTTGGGTTCCACCCCAATGTGACCGTTAAGTCAAGTGCTGGGGATATATTAGAAACTGGAATAGACTATAATAGTATAAACATATTAACACTGACTATGGCACAGCCGTTTTCAGGGACAGCATATCTGTCATAAGGGAGAAAGAAAATGGCAAAAAAGTTTTTAGTTAGCATTGACCTCAATAAAAATGAGCTCTTAAATGCTAGAATTCAGAATTTAGGCTCAGCCCCATCTAACCCAGTAATTGGTCAAATTTACTATAACAGTGGCGACAATGTTATGTACTACTACAATGGACTAGCATCACCAAACGGTCCATGGCAATCAATGAGTGGTTCTCAAGAAGTAATTCAAGATGTAATCGGCGCTTCAGTTGAAGGCGGAGTTGGCTTAACAAGAACATACGTTGATTCTACAGGAATCACAACAATAGATTTAGA